CTGTTGGTCTTCTACGGGCAACAAGCCGGCAGGCAGATTTTTGAACTCTTCCGGCTCAGTGGCCACCAGCAATCGCCCAGACATATACGGCAACAGATCCGCGCCGGGTTTAAGCATCACAACACCCAGTTCGCGCTGGATAAATGGCGTTAATAGCGCTCTCATGCTGCTTTAGCCGTAAGTATTAACTTGATGAGTTCGGCAGCTTTTGATTCATAAAAGTGAGGTTGGGTTTCGCGCGAATTCCCTGGACTGGTGATATTTTTACCATATATCAATCCTTTCGATGTCACTGACCAAAACTGTTTGGCTCCCCCCTTAGCGCTGGCTGAACTGCTTGGGCGAGATTTTCGCTCAACAATCCCCAAATCCTGCAGGCGACGAAATGCCTCCACGGGTTTAACACTGGTTATTGATTGGGTTTTTAATACCGTACTGAGCGCCATTGTTGGCAGACTTGAACCCTCTAGCGCATCGGATGGCGCGTCTATGGCATATTCAGGGGTCAAATTTGGCAAACCGATCGCTTGCTGTAGCTTTTGGCACGCGCCAAGAACGGAAGAATTAGAGAGGTTGAGTTCTTTCCGCATAAACTCCAACAAAATGACACCAGCCTGCATTTTATCTGCTGATGGGTTTACTGCTGTGGTTGGTTGGCTGACTATGTGATCGAAAGTTCGAATAACTTTCAAACTGAATGATGCACTAATCCACATGGCATAAGAATAAACAAGCTCCTTGCACACGTACGTGCCCTGTTGATTACCACCACGAATAACACTAACCGGCTGATTTTGTTCCGATGGGGGAATTCCCCCATCGCTTAAAACTTGCACAAGCTCCTGAGTTTGTTGCAGGCTGTACCAATATTTCGGGGTATGGCGCTCTTCTGCACCTGCTGCACGATGCAAATCATTCAGGCAATAACGACCCGCATTATCAAGACGAACGGAAATACCCTCGATCACAATCAAATCATTCATCATTAACTCCACACTTATTGTTGGTTTTGCCGCCTCTCTCCGCGAAGAATTTAAAGGCGACCTAAAAGATAACAGCCCTAGAGGCTGACTCATGCTGCCTCACCAGCCGCCAGGTGTTCAGCCCACAAGCCGCCGATCCACTTAACGCCCTTAGGGGTAAAACGTGCCTGGGTAAAGGCGTGATTGCTGACGGTGCTGGTGCCGGTCTTCACTTCAAAGCGGCCAAGGTCAATATGGTGTTGGTAGGGGATCAGCCCGTTGGTCAGTCGGTACATGATTTTATTTTCGATCAGGAATAACCGGAAGTCGGTTTCTTTCGCCTGTAACAGCTTGCACACCTGACGAAATACCATTGAGCCGGTCGCATTGACATAGCGATCGACAAATTCCGCTTTCGGGGCAGCAATGGCGAGTTCTGATAGCAGTTTTTGTTTTTCTTCTGCCAGATCGGCAGCAAGGCGTAATGCCTCGGGGAGTGTTTGGGGGATTGGGTTTCGATCTTCCAGCTCACGCAGTCGGCGGATGACCTTCATGCGTAATACAGAACTATAACCTGCAAGCAAACATTCTACATGGTCACGATCTAACCGAAATTCGCGGTATGCCTGCCCATTCTGGGGGTGTATCCAATTATGGATATACTGGGTCGCGTTTTCATTCAGCTCTTCCAGCATCTTCTCAATGTCACGACAAACGTGCCCGTGGCTCTTTTGAGTTAATTCTGCAACCTCACGGCTGCTCATGGTTACAGCAGAATTGGATAAGGTAACGCCTACGACAGTCGTCATACGTTTTTCACTCCACACTGGTTGTTGGTTCTGTCACCCCTCTCCGCGAAAATAAAGGTGACTGCCAAGACAAAATACAGCAGCACTGAGTTTTTATCCAGCATTCTGTCGCTCCCTAATTTGTATATCTACTTTGCCGCCTTTGGTTACCGGCCCCCACTCCATCGTTAATTTTTTCACCTGACTGTCATCAGCCCAGACACCGGCATGCGTCAGTGCATCCAGAGGGGCTTTGAGGAAGTTATCCAGATCCCGGCGTATCAAATTAGGGGGATAAAAAACGATGGCGACCGATACCGGCTCAGTGATGATTTTTGGCACCCGCCGCAGTTGCTCAAGCACACAGGCCAACGCCTCGGTACGAAACTGACGCCCTTTGGCGCTGATCAAATGGCGACCGGCTAACGGCCCCTTGCTCGGGGCGCGCCAGTAGCTGTTGACTGAGGGTGGGAATGGAAGGGTTAGGAGCATGACTGCCCCTCGCTTGCAAGTAAATGTAGAGCGGCTGACTTTGGAGCCTGATCACCCCATACATCCCAACCCACTGAAGCGGTTCTAGCAAATAGCTCTATACGGCGTGCACCACTAAAGCGGCGTTCTATCTGTTCTCGGAAAAAATGCGGCTTACCTGAATGCGTGCCGGTATAGGGTTCTTCATAAACGGTGTATTGATTGCGCTCGGTCTGATCACTGCATACTTTTCCTCGAGTGAACAGCAACAGAAACTCGGCGTCATTCATGCCCCATGGGCCAACAACACCGTGCCGGCTACCAGTATGTTTGGTTTTCTTCCAGACCTTATCAACTCGAATAAATTTGAAGCCCCATGCACTGCCGATCGCTAATGCTTCGGCCATCATGGCACCCGTCACCCACATAAACAGAGAGGAATTTGGGCTGGCAATCTCTCTAACCCGCATCCCGCAGAGATCCGCCAGTGGCATCGTTGGATACTCAAGAAGCACGCCACGGTTAGGCTTGCTACCGTATTGCCACGGCGGATCGGCATAAATAACATCGTAGGTTTTTGCTGGCAAAACACTGGCGATGCGCTCACCTATCCAATGCATACAAGGAACTGCCATGCTGTTACCAATAGCCTTATAACGAGGGCTATCAGCCGCAGCTCTACAGCAATCCTCGAATGTCATCACACGACCACCGCGCATAAGATATTTGGCATAGTCTCCGGTCATTTTTTCCGGGCTTACCGTTTTACCATGAGGGATTAGCGTGTGATCATCCGGCATACCTTGCAACCGTTCGCATTCGCGTGGCGTTAAGCGACGTACTTTCATACCCTGAGCAACACCATGCTGATCAGATTTAGTTAGCGTATAGCCTATTTCCTGGCAAAAGCCGGTGCCATTGCCACCATTTTCTGCTTTTCGACCAATCATATTACCCGCAATGCTGTACGCCACCGCTGGGGGCTGACCTCCATTAGCGCGGGATTTATCACTATTACCCGCTCTGATGATCGGCGATAAATTCGCTACTGCATCGCCGCCATCATCTTTACTACTGAAAGCAATCGCGGGATGCTGGCTGGCCTGAAGTGCTCCAGCCAAGTGTTCGTTTGCACCCAAAGTAGCCGATGTATTACCACCAGCTTGCCAGTTAAATACAACAGCCAAATCTGTTGCATCTTTGTAATCCCTCGCTTTACAGGTAGATGCTGTTTCATCATCAGCATACTGCCCGAAAGCCGCCATACGAAAACCTTGCCCGGCAACCAAATGCCCGGCCTGAGCCTGATTATCGTCTACTCCGCATGTTCCAACGCCATTTGCAGTAAGGGCGGCAACTGCCTTCCCCGTTTCTCTGCTCGGCGCAATATCCCGGCGCAAGCCGTCGAACTCAAAAAGTATTTCGGCGGGATCAATGTCGCTTCGAGCACTTGCGACAACGAACACACGGCGGCGGCGTTGGGCCACTCCGAAATATTGGGCATCAAGGATTCGCCATGCAATTGTGCGCGCCGGGCCAGACACATAACCAACGTGCGTCCATTTTTCCCCTGATGGGATAAGTGGTTCATCTTCACCGGCAAGTGCTGCAAGGAAACACCCAAAGGCGTTGTCTTTGCTACTGAGGACGCCCGGCACGTTTTCCCAAACGATGATGGCTTCTTTTTCGCCACGGTTGCGGCGTGATCCGTCGATTGCATCGGCTAATTCCACATATGAAAGAGTTAACTGGCCACGGGCATCTGCCAGACCATTACGCAGGCCAGCAACGCTGAATGCCTGACAAGGGGTGCCGCCTACAAGGACGTCTGGAGCTTCCACTCTTCCGGTACGAACCAGAGCGGCAATCTTAGTCATATCGCCCAAATTGGCGACGGCTGGCCAGTGGTAGGCCAGAACGGCAGAAGGAAATGGCTCTATCTCACTAAACCACGCAGCTGACCAGCCAAGAGGTTCCCATGCGAGGCTTGCTGCTTCGATACCGCTACATACTGATCCGTATCTCATAACGCCAGCTCCTTCAATTCATTCTCACTCGCCGTCGTTTGCGCTTCTGCCCAGATACTTTTCCATGCCGAACGCGCCATGACTTCATTCATCCGGCCAAGCCCTGCGCGTTTTGCTGCGGCAATAGCTAATTCCTCAACCGCGTTCTGCGGCTTACGACGCTGTGAAACCAAACGCCCGAATGCCTCATCCCGCCCCGCCGAATCAACCCGTGCCACTTTTGGCAAATCGTTGGCTCGTTCTTCCTTGACGGCGATATAGCACTTCTCGGTAATCAGATAATCAAAATTCTTGCGACGCCAGGTTGTTCCTGCAGTCGCGTTCGGCCGGTCTTCCAGCATCCAACGGCAATGCTTCGCGATATAGCGCAAGTAAGCCGCCCAGCGTTCCTGATTGAAGTCGAACTTCTTCCAGAGTTTGCGTAGTTTGGTTTGACGATCAGCGGTCATATCCAGTACTCCGGGCATTTCTGGGAGGATGCTGTGATACGCCTCCAGGACTTTTGGGTAATCAATTTTTAATTTATCAACCTGCTGCGGGTCAGCTGCCATCGGCGGTTGACCAACAGTCTTTTTATCTGACGGATCTTGTTTTGAATTTACTAACGGATCGCCCCCAGATTCTGGCGGGTCAAAATGGCTATTTTTGCCAGATCCCGACCCGTCGAATTTTGATGCGTCAGATTTTGACCCATCAGATTTTGAGGTGTCAGATTCTGACGCATGAGCCGCAGCCCGAAGTTTGGCGACATTTAACTGATAGACGTTACTGGCGTTGCGGTTGCCGACTCGGCGTGTCTTCTTCATCAACCAGCCATCACGTTCTAATTCACCGATAGCTGTACGTACCGTGCTTTCACCTGCACCAATTTGGCGCGAGATAGTTGTCACCGATGGCCAGCACACACCTTCATCGTTCGAGAAGTCAGCCAAGCGAGCCATGATGGCAACCTTAGCTATCTTCATTCCCGCCGACGCACAGCCGTCCCACACATAACTGGATAGCTTTACGCTCATACTCCCACCTGCTTAAATTCTTTTCTGAAACGCGCCAGCGGCTTACACAGCTCATGCTCGTAACCTGCTCGGCGATAAATAACCTGACGGCTTAATCGGTTGAAGCGGATAACGTGAACACGCACACCGCGTTTATCGACATAATGCCGATCCAGTTCTTCAAATTGCTCAGTCATATCAAGCCGCCTTAGGCGCAGGCAGCGCCAGATAACGAAATGTGTCCACAACCTCCACTACGGTCTGGTGGGTGACAGGTAACCAACTGCCGGGTATTCTCAACACATAACGAAATGGCTCCATCCCAACCGCTGGCAAGCAACGAAGTTGCGGTATAGGACGTTTAGCAGTTACAATGTTCATGCGTTAATTACTCCACACTGTTTAGTTAATGCGCCCGACGCCACAGACCGCGAATCTGTGGCGTCACCCCACAACAATTCGGTTACCACCAAAATCTCTGCAATAATCGACTGCGCTCTGTATCCCTTGGCTTTCAACCGCTTACTTTCCTGCCGATCTAAAACACCATCAGCCGTAAACTCGTTGTGCGCCCGACCAAACTCTCCCAAAGCAGCCAATAGCTCGTTGAATTTAATCAGCAGCTCTTCATTGCCCATCTGGGTCACATCCGGCAATTTGACGAACACTCCACCAGCACGCTTACACATAGCTTCAGTGATATCAGTACGACCGCTAATCTGCTCCAGCGTGATCGCCATACCAATCGGTACCGCTTGCCCTGCATGTTGACGGACTCTATTCCTCAATGCGTTGTGGCTTGCTCCCGCATGGAGTTCATCTGCCAGGCGTTCATAACCACCGGGTGTTGCGGTGATGAGAGCGTGTATAGATGCGCTAATGTCATCAGGGGTTGGGAAATTTCTGTTATCCACAATAGTTATTCCTGATTGGTGGTTTTATTTAACTCAGTACTTACAGATAGTTCCTCTGTAGTGCGAATCGCATTTAAGTCAGGATGAGGAAATAGATTAGGTAGATCGGGACGAACTTGGTGTGCTTGAACTTCACCATTTGTGGCCTCAACAAGTGATTTAACATTTCTTGGTGCCACTTTTGTCTTACCGCTTAACCATTTTTGGACGGCAGCTTGGGTAACACCACATGCCTCAGCAAGACCCTTTTGAGTCCCAACGATTCTAATTGCCATTTTAATTACATTATTCATCAAATCACCTCGGTTGTATTTTTCAATCAATATACAACTAAGGTTGTTTTGCGGCAACAACAATAGTGGTTTGACTGGGTATAACTTAGGTTGTATTTTCGCGAGAATGGAAATGACACTTGCACAAAGATTGAAAACAGCGATGAAAGATTCTGGACTAACTCAAGCTGCATTAGCTGAGAAGGCTGGAGTTTCTCAAGCTGCTATACAAAAAATCACATCCGGTAAAAGCCAGAGCACGACTAAGCTACTGGAAATATCCCGTGCACTTCAAGTTCGCCCAGAATGGCTTGGAGAAGGCGTTCCACCGATGAAGGAATCCAACGTTCTTATAGGTAAGGAATCCAATATCCCTCCTGAACATGAATGGGGCAATATTGCTCCTTGGGATAGTAAATGCCCGATCCCCGAAGACGAGGTTGAAGTGCCCTACCTACGTGATATTGAACTTGCTGCTGGTGACGGTAGTTTCTGCGATCAAGACTACAATGGTTTCAAACTTCGCTTTTCTAAATCAACTTTGCGCCGAGTTGGTGCTCAGAAAGAGAATGTCCTTTGTTTTCCAGCTCATGGAAATAGCATGGAGCCGATCTTGCCAAATGGCACGACAGTAGCTGTTGATTGCGCAAATAAAAAAATTGTCGATGGCAAAATATATGCAATCAATCAAGACGGATTAAAGCGCCTTAAACTTTTATATCGTATGCCAGGAAATAAACTAAGTATCCGCAGCTTTAATAAAGGAGAACACCCTGACGAAGATGCTGATGGAGAAACCGTAGAAATTATTGGCCGCGTTTTTTGGTGGTCAGTTCTGGATTATTGATAGCTCTCACTTCTAAGTAGTCCAATGAGGGTAAGAGTGTCATTCAAACTAAGAGTTAAAGGAAAATATGAAGATATTCGCTGAGAAATTAAGAGCGCACTCTGATCATGTCAAAAAAGTGAGCCATCACTGTTCTACCGAAGAAACTACGAAACAAGCATTAATATTACCAATGTTAGATATTCTTGGTTTTAACTCTTATGACCCCACAAAAGTTAAAGCTGAGTATGGTGCTGATTTTCCTGGAGTTAAAGTAGGTGAGCGAGTCGACTATGCTCTGTTTTGCCATGGTGTTCCTGTAATGTTCATTGAGGCTAAGGGTTATAATCAAAAACTTGATAACCATTGTCCTCAGCTTTCTAGATATTTTAACGCTACACCTGAAGTCACCATTGCAGCCATAACTAATGGCACACAATGGCGTTTCTTTACTGATCTTAAGCAAAGAAATATTATGGATGCCTCTCCATTCCTACAGATTGATGTGGATGAAGCATCTGATTCTGATGCACATCAGCTATATCAATTCCGCCACGATCAGTTCCAACCAGAAGCACTTAGAACCTTGGCTGAAGAAAGCATTTACTTATCAGCATTCACCGATGTTATCAGTGATAGTTTAAGAAATGTTGATGCTGATTTTGTTCGTTATGTTGCAAGTCGCTCCAGCGTACAACGACAGTTAAATCAAAAATTCCTCGACACCATCACACCATTAGTAAAAATGGCAGTAGAGCGAGCAGTCAGTGCGATGGTCGTTTCTGGGCTATCAATGGCTTCCAACAAAGACAAAAATATTGAAACTGTACTAGCGCCAGAAATGAAAATAACAGATGAAACAGCGCCAGTCGTAGACCCAGAAAATTCAAATATAGTTACTACGCATAACGAAAGATTATTTTTTAGTAATATTCAATTATTACTTGGTGAACAGGCTGATATTTCGGCAAAAGATACAGCTAGTTACTATAATATTCTTTGCCAAGGAAAATCAAACCGTTGGCTTGTGCGTTATTTCGATAGCAAACAGCGACCAACAATAATTCTACCAATTGAGCTAGATGAAAAAGCTATCGCAGAAGTTGAACGAGCTGGACTGGAAGTGGCTCCTGGCAATCAAATCATAATAGATCGTCCTGAGAACATTCTACGATTATCAGGGCTAATCTTGGATTCATACAATTACTGTATGAATGATGATAATTTCAGAAATAAGAAAAAGTAGAAGCACCCACCATTCTCTGGCTCCCCTTACTTGGGGAGCCACGTAAACGTCTACTCTTAATCAGTCCAATTCGCAGCGATTCTTTGATTCACCTCTAAAATCTTTGAAACATTCCCATCAAATTTCTATTTTAAAACCAACAAAAAAACAACCAACAAAGCAAAATACAACCAAAGTTGTTGACACAAAAACAACCTAGGTGTTTAATTACGTTCATCAACAGCGAACAGGCAGGACGCCCACGTAGTAGCTGCCGGTGGCATAGAAACACCGGATGATTCGCTTAGTAGGGTTAACAGTGTGGAGTAATCAGGATGGAAATCAGCAAAAAAGATAGCGATAAACTTGAAGGCAGGACATTTAACCTACCTTCCGGGCTTAAATACCAGGCTATTAATGAATGTGAAATTGCATTGATTCGTTTGTTGCTCGAGGACTCCAAAGAACTCCAGAAACTTAAACCTAATGCAAAAACCAACCAAAACATACGCCTCGCTGAGTCGATGCTGAGTAATCAAGCAGCCGTGAAGCGTGGTTATTACACCAGTAAAAGCCTTTGTGAAACGGATAATTAAAACAGGTCGCCTGGTTTTGGTGATAGCGGATCAAGCAGCGCCAGTGTTTGTTTGAAAATCAGTTCTTGTTGAGGTTCTAAATCACCACGACCAAGACGCTCTCGAAAATAAAGAATGTGTCCTTCTAGATCTGTAGATGATGGCCCGCCATTTTCAGTAATTGAAGTTGCAAGACGCGTAATGGCAAGTTCCATAGCTTTAAGACGAATGTTTATATTTTCATTGTTCACAGAAAAATCCTCCTTGTTGTAGGGACTTTGAGGATACCACCGCCGCCTGAGGTGGAGAAGTAACCAGGCACAGATTTGAGTTCCATTGCTGTGCTGTGTCTTTTGCGGCTGCGCCAGTCAACACCAGGTAAGACCAGCCGCTTTTTTTCATCGACATAGAGAAGTGTACCGGACGGGTTATCCCTTTAAACCTGTACAGTATAAAGCCCCCGTTACGGTGCCCTTCTCTATGTGTGTGGAGTAACTAACCGCAGTATTGCACTGCATAACTGAGGGTCACCCCAATGAGTAGTGAAGATAGAAAAACCAATGTGCCAGATTTTCTTGGTGAATTAGATGCCGGTATTTTTGAAAACAAATTCTCAGCTGCTTTAAATGCCGCAGCATTGGGCGTTCTGAATAACGGCGGTAAAGGTAAAGTCATCGTTGAGTTTGATCTGTCGCGGATGAGTAACTCAATGGAAGAAAAACGCGTCATGATCGCCCATAAACTGAAATTTACGACGCCGACACCACGCGGTAAATCTTCCGAAGAAGATACAACCGAAACACCAATGTATGTGGGTAAAGGCGGTAAGCTGGCAATTATGCAGAAAGACCAAGGTCAGTTATTTACTATTAAAGGTGATACTGACGGCAAATTAAAAACTGTTAATTAAACGTAATTAATTTAAATCCATATTCTATTTATCTTATTATTTATATTAAGGACTTCATATGTCTCAAGCATTAAACTCGTCTGCAATTCAAGAAATCCGTAATATGGCAATGACCACATTAGTGGAAGAAAAGTTATCTTCTGCCGATTGCTTGACTATTGCCTTACCCGATAATGTTGCTATTCACAGCCTCGAAAAATTCCAGAACGGTCGCTTCCGTTTCCGTGGCAACTTAAAAACCAACAGCATTGATGAGTATGTTAAATATTCCTCTGGTTACGCAGGTAATGGTGTGCGTTGCTTTATCGATGCCGATGATATGAGTGCCAAGACTGTATTTAACTTGGGGACACTCGAAGAGCCTGGCCACGCGGATAACACCGCCAACCTATCACTTAAAAAGACTGCCCCATTCCGTGAGTTACTGGCTATCGACGGCCAGAAAAAACGCCAGAAAGAACTGGCTGAATGGCTGGAAGATTGGCGCGAATACCTTATGGCTTTTGATGCTGACGGTAACATTCTGGATATCCGTCAAGCAGTCGGCGCAGTACGCCGCATTACCATTGAATCAACCAGTTCTGCTGATCATGAAGATAATGATTTCAGCGGCAAGCGTTCAATTATGGAAACCGTCGAGGCCAAAAGCAAAGATATTATGCCTGCCGGTTTCGAGTTTAAATGTGTGCCATATGAAGGACTGGGAGAGCGTCGATTTAAATTACGCTACAGTATTCTGACCGGCGGCGACGTTCCTGTATTGGTCTTGCGTATTGTCCAACTCGAAGGTGAACAAGAGAAAATAGCTCAAGAATTCCGAGATCTGCTTATCTCTAAATTTACCGGTATCGAAATAGAAACCTTTATCGGTAATTTCAGCGCTTAAATATTAATTAATTATTAGTACAACCTCAAATATCCCAGCGATGGGGTATTTGGTGGAGTATTACCTAAAAACCGTGTGGAGTATATTTATGACGTGTATTACAACGTTTTCCGGCCACCATTTTGATTATTCAAATCCTGCCGTTGAAAGTATTTGTATTGAAGATATCGCCCAGGCGTTATCGCATGAATGCCGTTTTGCCGGTCATTTACCGAATTTCTACAGCGTGGCACAACATAGCGTTCTGATGAGCCAGATTATCGGCGCTGAATTTGCCCTGGAAGCGTTGTTACACGATGCCAGCGAAGCCTATTGCAAAGATATTCCCTCCCCACTTAAACGCCTGTTGCCTGATTACCAAGCTGTAGAACGCCAGATTGATTGGGTTATCCGAGAAAAGTTTGGGCTTCCTGATGGGATGGGCTTTGCTGTCCACTATTGCGATCTGGTCATGCTGGCCACCGAACGTCGTGATCTGGATATTGATGATGGCAAAGTCTGGCCAATGCTCGAAGGCATCCCACCGTCAGGGGACATCACCATTATTCCCGTAGGCCCCGTTCAGGCTCGTGCCATGTTTATCCAGCGTTACAACGAACTGGTTGGCGAAGGGCAAAGCCTATGAGCGTCGGACTGTTTCTGTTGGTCTGCTACACCTTCCAGCCCTGCCAGTACGAACCGCAAGGCTATGTCTATCCCGATGATAAGAACTGCCTGGCTGACATTCAGCAGCAAGGCTTACCACCTGAATATGAATGCCTGCCGGTCGATGGCGTTCTCTATTTAAGCAACCAAGGACAATAAATGAAAAACCTAATGATCGACCTAGAAACTATGGGCAACAAGCCTAACGCCCCGATAGTGGCGATCGGCGCAGTATTCTTTGAACCGGCTACCGGCGAAATTGGCGCTGAATTTTATACCGCGGTTGATCTCGAAAGTGAAATGTCCCTCGGTGCCATCGCTGATGCTAGCACCATTCTTTGGTGGCTAACCCAAAGCAGTGAGGCACGCTCAGCGATTGCCTATGACCCAACGCCGATCAGAGCCGCTTTATTGAACTTAAATCAATTTGCTGCTGAACATTGCCACACCAGATACTTACACGTCTGGGGTAATGGTGCAGCATTCGATAACGTTATTCTTCGTTCAGCCTATGAGCGCTGCCAGTTACAACCATGTTGGAGCTGGTTTAATGATCTCGACGTACGCACCATCGTAAAACTTGGGCGAGCAATCGGCTTTGATCCCAAGCGCGATATGCCTTTTGATGGCGAACGGCACAATGCACTGGCCGATGCATTGCACCAGGCAAGGTATGTCTCAGCTATTTATCAAAAACTGATACCGGCCACCAGCCCGGATAGTGAATAAAATTGTTCATGGCCCGTTTGCGGCGGGTCTACTAATAAACAGTGTGGAGAAACTTCATGTTACAGATGCTAAAACTCGAAGAATGGGCAATTCAAAAATATCGCAGCGACCCGCCCTCATTAAGCAACTTGAGACAAAGAGCAAAAGCAGGACATTTTTCCCCACCAGCAAAAAAAGAAGGCCGATGGTGGCGGGTAAGAGAGGATGCGGAGCTGGTTGGATCGCTGGCAGAACCAGAAAAGAAAAAGAACGACAATCCACGATTACAGAGGATTTTAAGTGATGGCTGCCAGACCTCGGAAAAATAACGTCAACATTCCAAACCTATATCCATTATATAGCCGGGTCGCCAATAAAGTGTATTGGCGGTACCGTCACCCTATCACCGGAAAATTCCACGCATTGGGTGATAATGAACAAGAAGCAAAAAAGATCGCGATCGAAGCAAATAGCCGACTAGCGGAGCAAAGAAGCCGCCAAATGCTTGCGTTGAGTGACAGAATAGCCAAAATCCGTGGTAAAGAAATCACCGTTAACACATGGCTTGATCGGTACTGGGAAATTCAGAAAGAACGGCTGGATGCGGGCGATATAAAACC